CCACCTAATACGATGTCAACTTTTTGTTTAGTCCATCTAATTGGTTTATTATTAGTTGCATCAATACCTGCACCAGTGTAAATATCAGTCTCAACAAGTTTTGCACCAAGTAACTCTTTGATAGTTCTTTCTGCCTGTTGTGAAGTTGTGAATCCTACAGGATGTTTGAATAATCTAACTTCATCACCAATCTTAATTGTCTGCTGAATATCTGCAGTATCTACATCAACTCCATCTTGTCCCTTATAGAAGAATATATCAACTTGTGCTTCTGGTCTTGGTGCTTCTTCAAACTCAAATGTAGTGCCACCCTCAAAGGTATACGCAGAACCTGGTACTTGTAAAACACCATTTACAAATATGAGAAGAACTGCATTTAAATCAATTAACTGTGAAGTTGCATTATTTAAATCTTTTTCAAAACTTAGTAATTGACCATTAAAGAATAGTGGGAATCTAGTTCTTGAACCATCTTGCAAGTTTTTAATAGTGTCAATAAAGTCGATTTCACCAAACTGCCAAGAAGAGAATTTATCTTGGAAAATTTGAGTAACCTCTAATTCAAATTCTTGTATTGGTGCAGATAAATGAGCAGCAGTTACTAATCCAACTGGTTTGAACTTATCACCAACTTTAAATGAATGACCAGGTCTTGCGATTGAAAACTCTGATATTTCAAATGTTGTTGATCCAATACCTACTGTTGTTTTTGATGCACCTACTTTAACATCTACTAATAAGTTAGAACCAGTATCTGTTGTTAAACCTAACCCTACTCTTGATATACCAATAACTGGTAAATTATCATAATTTGGTTCAGGTATTATAATTTCAGGATTTACATAACTTGTACCAGCAGAAACAATATTAAATGCAAGTGTACCACCAACACCAACTGTTGCGGTCACAACTGCACCTGTACCACCGCCACCACCTTGACCAACATTTAATGTAATTGTGTTAGTTGTAGTTGCAATAATCGCAGTTTGAATACCAGCGATAGGATCTGAATTAGGGAAACTTGTTTTAGATACTGAACGAGGATATGGATGGTCAGAGAAGAAGTTATCTTTTGAACACTTGAATACTAATCCACCAGTATCAATACCAACTGTATCACTTGTGGATAATCCATGACTTGGAATTGTAAGTACAAGAGTTCCTGTATGAGAAGTATAGACTGCGTTTGTTGCTGTGAATGCATTACCAGCAAAGTTTGATTGCCTTATTGAACCTATACCAGCACTTACAAATCTATGAATATATGCCTGATCTGTAACTCCAATTGCAACAGAACCACCACGATATCCTGAACCAAATGTAAGATCCTCAAAGAACTCATATGCCTGACCACCACCTTGATAGGTATGGTAAATTGTGCTTGGTCCTGCTTGAACTTCAAATGTTCTATCAGAAACAATTCCAACTAAGAATAAACCTCTTTCATGATCTTGAAAAATTGTAGTTGTTACACCACTATATCCAACACAACTAAACTCTAGATTTTTTAGTTTGACATTATTTGGTCTCTCTAATGCAAATCCGTGAACTTTATTTGTTGTAACTGTAATAATACCTGTGATATTATCATATGCTGCAGTTTGTATTCCAAGATTAAATCCTGAAGATGTGCCGATACCAACAATACTTGTTAATCCACCAGCAGTGTTTTTAAATGCTTTTACTTTTGCACCTTGTAATGGAGCATATCCTGTACCAGGTGTAGAACCTAATGAAACAATTAATCCACCTCTTGGAACTTGGTTTTGATTGATGTCAAATTCAGATACGATAAAATCACCATTCGTAGATGTGATTCCACTAAACTCTACAGTTGATATACCAGCAGTTGTATCTGATATAAATTCATAATTACTACCAGTATTATTAACAGTTTTAGGAGTCTGGAATATACCATTGATGAATAGAACTCCATTTCCTACTCCTATACCTGAAGCAGTATTAGCACCACCTACAGTTAATGAATATGTTTTACCGATACCAGTAAAGTTATCAGATATATCATCAAACAACATATTGGTTGTATAGTTACTCCTTAAGAATGTTCGACCACTAAAGTTTGCTCTTACGAAAGGTAAGTTAGTTTCATCTCTTCTTGATCTATTATTTCCTTTTGGTGGATCAGAGAAGAACACCTTACTATCAACTATGTTGAATGCTCCTCTGTGAACTCTCGCAGTTGCATTTGCTGCGTGTGAAGTTGCTGCAATACCTAATTGTGCTCTTTCAACTTTAACAACTGGTAGAGTCGCAATACCTAACGATACATCAGTTGAATCGTTGATAACTCCAGTAGGTGTGCTTGAGAATCCAACTTCAGTAACTTTGACATATTCATCATCAATTTTAAGAAAATCTCTTGGTGCAACAGAACCAATTCCACTTAATACAAATTGAGATAATCCAATACCAACACCATTATTATGTGTAAATCCATCAAAAACTCCTAGATTATGTGTAATTGAAGTAAATGTAACTGGTTGCTGAACAACACCGTCTAAACCAATGATTGTTTTGGTTAGTGGTTTTCTCATTGTTAATCTATGAGCATTACCTGCACCAATACCTGTAAATGTTACTGCATTACCAGATGA